GGTATATATTATACTATAGGGAAACAAAACTTATTGATCGGATCTGTGATCCGTTATAGTTTTGTAATTGTAATTTATTACAGTGTGGGTGTAAATTTACCGGTTACACGGTTACGGATCCCGAAAAAGCCCGTGGTTAAGGGCCAAACGGCCGTAACAGTGCCCTTTTTTTACTTGTTACAGAAGGCGTTTACTTGTTACAGTAGAGCATTTTAGCGCATAAAACATAACAAAGCTGTAAAAAAATGGTTAGAAAGGAGGCCGTTACAAGTGGCTTGGAATGATCCGAGTGAGAAAAATTTACAGGAAAACATTTTAAAATACTTGCGCAAGGTGCCGGACAGTTTTGTTTATAAAATACATGGCAGCAAGTATGGGATTTCTGGCCTGCCGGATATATGCTTTGTTTGGCAGGGAAAACCTTATTACTTTGAAGTTAAGGCGCCGGGCGGCAAGCTTACCGCGCAGCAGGCACAAAGGATCGAGGAATTGCACGCTGCAGGCGCGATTGTTGCTGTGGTGAGCAGTGCAAAGGAAGTTCGTGGTATAATTGAACCGAAAAGGCGGCGATAAAAATGGAACGGTTAACGGAAGGGCAGCGCGTGGCGCTGTATAATTTGATCGATAAAACAGAGCGGCTGTGCGGCGAGCCGTTACTGGATAAGACGGAAATTGACGATTTAAGCAAGCAGGAAGCCGGGCGCTTTATTGCGCAGCTTTTAGAGGATCTGGGCATGGAGCCTGTTGATTGATCTGGCCGCAGAGGGTGGTGAGATTATGCTGGACTTGCATATTTACTGCAGTGGGCTGGCGCGAATTTACCATGTTTATTTCAACGACAACGAGCGGATCGTGGCTGGTGATCTGGCCTCTTACCGTGTTTTTCAGTTACTGCAAGAATACGAAGAAGGTAAGTTAAAAATAAAGGAGGGATCCGCGGTGCCTTTCGCACTTACAAGAAAGCAGGTTGACTGGTTAAGCGAGCGGCTGGGTGTTAAGATACAGGTTGATCCGGTGCAGGTTAAAGAAGCGCTGGATGAAATAACACGCGAAGAAGTGCAGCGAATAGCACAGAACCGGGAACCGGATTATAAAGGCTTATAATAAACAAAAGGGAGGACTTGCAAAAAGATGGAAGATACTGTAATATGTTTAACAGGGCGATCAGGCAGCGGCAAGACCACGATCGCGGATTTGCTTTACGAGTTTTATGGCTTTAACCTTATAAGATCGCGAACTACGCGAAAGCCACGGCACGAAGGCGAGCGCCGCGAATATGTTTTTATGACGGAGCCGCCGGGCAGTGATGAGCCGGGAGTTATAGGCTGGGATCAGTTTAACGGCGTGCATTACTGGGCAAAGCGCTTTGATTATAAGAAACGTGGGATCAGCGTTTACGCTATTGAGCCGCAAGGCGCGCAAAGGTTGGAGCAGGAAATTGGGCACGAGGCGGCGGTGGTGATTATTTGGCTGGAAGCAAGTTATGAGGCAAGGCTTATGAGGCTGCAGCAGGAAAGCCACGGCAATGACTGGGCGGTGCAGCGGCTGGCAAGGGATAATGACGGCAGGTTTGAAGGGCTTATTAAGTGCGATTTTGTTTATAACACTGTTAACGTGGATCCGGAAAGTGTGGCTTGGGATATAGCGGTTGAAATAAAAACTAATGGGAGGTTAGGAAAATGGAGGAAATGAGAGCGGCAAGGGATTTGCTGGAAAGACACAGGGACAGGCTTTACAGGCAGCACGAAGATCTTGTTGAGCAGCCGATCAGCGAGATCAATCCTGAAGATAGGACGGCGGCCGCGCAGCACAGGGCATATTTACAGGCGCTGGACTTTAGCATTTTAATTGTTAACTCGGCCCTCGAAAACGAGGAAGCGAGCGCGCGCTGTGCAGAGCTTGAACGGCAGGCAGCAAGGCACGATAAAGCAGGGAAGGAGGTGGAGAAATAATGTTAAGGATTACAGGTTGCTTATTTTGGTTGATTGCTGTGGCAGTGCTGGCAGTGTTTATGCTGGGCGGTGCTGCCGAGGTTGTGGGAAGTGCGGCGGAAACTGTTTACGCAGAGGAAGAAGCTGTGGAATATGCTTGCACGGATCCGCACGGCGATTGCGATACCGTGCTGACACCTGATTGTGAGCAGCACTTTACGCTTGAAGGCGATCAGCCTATCTGCCCGGATTGTTTTAAACGGCTTGACCCGTGCAACGTGTGCGGCGACAGGCGCACTGATGCCGGGCCGGGGCTGACATGCCCGGTATGCGAAGAAAGTGCGACACAGGCCGCTGCAGGCGCCGACAATATGAATGATGGCGCAGTTAAGAGCGGCAGTGCAGCAGAAGCAGTTTACGAACCGGAAGAATTGATCGATGCTACGGTGGATCATATATTAGAGCGCGAGAGTATGAACGCAGCAATGTTTGAGGCTGCCGGTTTTGAGCACGTGGATCTTACCGTGATCGATCTTGTTGATTTATGGAACCGCTTATTTTAAGAGTTTTACGGTTGGAGCGTGGGCGCTGCGCGTGCCTGCGCTTCGGGGAAGGAGGTGATCTTGAGTGCTTTTATTTCTGCAAGTGGTTTTTGGAACATTGCTTGTTCTGTCGGCCTTTGGTTTTTTAGGCGAAAAAGACGATACAAAGAAGGGCTTTTTACTGCTGGGCGTGCTTACTTCCGGCGGTATATTAATCTATTTATTGAAGGAGTTTTTGTAGTATGACGGCAAAAAAGAAGGGAATGTTACCTAATATGGCAGCAGAGAAATTAGAGGGCAGAGAGCAGGAAGTTGAAGCAATGGCGAAGCAGGTTTTACAGCGTGCAGTGAACGGTGAACTGGATCGCGGCGATCTGGAGCTGTGGCACAGGGAAGGCCATTACCTTATCACATGGCTGCGCGCGCAGTTTGAAGCATTACACTATATTTAGGGAGGTTTTACAATGTTTTACAAAAGGGATGATTTGGACAGGGCATACGGGCTGGGCAAGGCAGGCGAGAGCACGGCCTTTATGGGCGATCAAGAGGTTAAATTTAATCCGCAAAGGTTCGAGTTAGGCGCTGACTTTATTGAAAGCTTAAGCTGGGAGCGTGAAAAAATGGAGGTGTTAGAATTAACGGAAACCGTGGGTGCACTGCTGGGCTTGATCTCCGAAATAAAGGATCTGGACGTGCAGTTTTGGGTGCACGGGCACACGCAGACGGTTAAACAAGAGCAGGTTGATCAGCTCCATTCTGCTTTGCGCAAGGTTTATGGCCCGGAGAACGTGGCATATAATCCGATGGATGGAAACTTGCGCGGCCTTAGTATTAAGGCCGGCGATGGCAAGGTTGACATCAGTTTCGCTTTGACCGAATAAGCAGGGCAATAAGCTCGGAAGCAGTTACCTTCGGGGCTGCTTCCGGGCACTTTTAAGGAGGTGTTTGCAGTGGGATTTTTCTTTTACGGGATCATAATTTGCACGCTGCTGCTCATTCTGATAATGCTTACAGACAAAGATAAACATAATAGGAGGCCGCCGCGGAATGGATAATAATGTTTTTGCTGGGCTGGGCAAGTATAACGTTATACTGGCGGATCCGCCGTGGGAATACCGGGATCGCTGCCATGCTGGCGAGCGCGGTGCAGCTTACAAGTATCCGATCATGAAGATAGCTGACATTAAGGCTTTACCTGTGCAGCAGCTGGCGGCGGATGACTGTGCGCTGTTTTTATGGATCACTATGCCGAACCTGCAGCTTGGACTTGACACTGCGGCGGCTTGGGGCTTTGAATATAAGACCGTGGCCTTTACGTGGATCAAGTTAAACAAAAAGCAGCCGACCTTGTTCTGGGGCATGGGCAGCTATACAAGGGCGAACGCTGAAATGGTGCTGCTGGCTACAAAGGGCAAGATCCGGCGCGTGGACGCTGGCGTTCACTCGGTGGTGCAAACAAAGATTGGAAAACACAGCGAAAAACCGGATGAAGTGCGGCGGCGGATCGTCAGGTTACTGGGCGATGTGCCACGGATCGAACTTTTCGCGCGGCAAGTGGTGCCCGGTTTTGATTGCTGGGGAAACGAGGTGTAATGGGCTGTGAAAAAGTGCAGCAAGTGCGGCGTAGAAAAGAAATACGCTGAATTTAACAGGGATAAACGCCTTGATGACGGGCGGCGCAGTATATGCAAGGCTTGCGAAAAAAGGTATCGTGCAATTAATAAGGTGCAGCGATCGCAGTATAAGAAAAAATACCGGGCTGAAAACCGGGCGAAGGGATCGGCTTACTTTAAGAAATACCGGGCCGAAAACCGGGCAAAGACAGCGCGGCATCATAATATCCGCAAGGCACGGGCGCAGGGCGTGGCGAGCGATTTCACGGAAGCACAGTGGGCCGCCTGCAAGGAATATTTTAACGATAGTTGTGCTTACTGTGGCGAAAAAACTACGCTGCAGCAGGAGCATTTAATAGCCTTGAGCAGCGGCGGCGGTTATACAAAGAGCAATATCGTGCCGGCCTGCACGGCCTGCAATGACAGCAAGAGCAATAAAGGCTGGAGGCACTGGCTGCGCAGGCAGGCTTTTTATAGCTACGAACGGGAGCAAAGGATCGATCGTTACAAGGCGAGCATGCAAGTTTAAAGGGAGGTGTCTTTACTGTGAGTATAGCGCAGTTTCTGTTTATTTTACTCTTAGGCGTGGCGCTCGGCCACGTGTTGACCTTTTTAATGATAAAAAGGTTGATCTTTAACGAGCGGAGGTGGTGAAAGTGTTGAAATATATAGTTTTATGGGTGTTGAATTGGCTTTACAATTTAAGAAGACGCTTAATGCGGAGGTGATTACATGGCAAAAAGCAAGGGAACCAGCAGCAGGATCGAACAAAAAGAACACGAGCGCAGGCTGGCAGCTTACAGGCACACGGCCTCTGATGTAGAGGCTGCAGGGCGGCTGGGGCTGGGATCGTCCCGGACTTTTAGCGCGTGGCGCGAAAAATATAATCTCCCGGCAAAACGCTTTGTCAAGCAGCACGTTAAGAATAGCGACTACGTTAAAAACAGGCCGGAGGGCGAGCGGAAAACTATACGTGATTTCGGCAGCGATTTAATGCGCGCGGCTGACGCTGTGCCGGGCAAGCCGATCAGCGCTGAAAACGTGCACAATTTCATTGACGAGTGGCGCGACCTGTTTGGGAAGCATAGAGCACAGCGCACGGGGCCGGGCGGCAAGAAAAACGCAAGCCTGCAAAGCCGGAACGATCTTGGCGATTTACCTATTGACAAGGGTGATAAAGAATGGTATGATTAGGACGAATGGAGGACGAGTGAAAATGTTAAATAATCTTGCACGCTCCGCAAGTTGTTTATCTGCTCCTTTCTCATCTGCAGCGCAGTATCGCCTTTCTGGGCGGTGCTGCGCCTTTTTTTTGTCTGTTTACTTAAAATATCGGAGGTGTTTACGGCTTGGAAATAAAAAAGTTTAAAGTGGACGAGATCAACCCGGCGCCTTATAATCCGCGAATTGATCTGCAGCCGGGCGACCCGGATTATGAAAAACTCAAGAAAAGTATTTTAGAGTTCGACTACGTGGAGCCGATTATTATTAATATGCGCGAGGACAGCAACGTGCTTGTCGGTGGCCATCAGCGCTTAAAAATACTGCGCGAGCTGGGCTGGGAAGAAGTGGAGGCGAGCGTGGTTAACTTGGACAGCGAGCGTGAAAAGGCTTTGAACCTTGCAATGAACAAGGTGCAGGGCCGCTGGGATGAAGAATTGCTGGCGGAGGTGCTGCAAGGGATCGATCAGTGGTTAACGGACGAGGAACCGGACTTTGACCTTGAAGCAACGGGCTTTGACCGCGGTGAGCTGGACGCGATCTTGGATGAAATGGCAGTGGCTGGCGACAGCGACTGGGATCCGGATCAGCCACGGGCAAGCTTAAGCGATCGGTTCGTGGTGCCGCCGTTCACAGTGCTTGACGCACGGCAGGGCTACTGGCGCGCGCGGAAAGAAGCTTGGTATGAGCAGGGCATTGCAACGGAAGCCGGGCGTGAAAACTTGGATGACACAGTGGCGAGCGGCTGGGTGAGCCGCGGCAACGAAAAAGGCGGCAGCGCCTTTGATCCGGTGCTGGCTGAAATAGCTTATAAATGGTTCTGCCCGGTGGGCGGTGCAGTGCTGGATCCTTTCGCTGGTGAAAGCACGAAGGGCATTGTCGCTGCGCTGCTGGGCTTTGATTATACCGGGATCGAAGTCCGTGGCGAGCAGGTGCAGGCGAATGATCAGCAGTGGCAGGCCATATCTGCAGGGCCGGGCGTGGGCGAACCGCGCTGGATAACGGGCGATGCTGCAGAGCTTGACAGTTTGCTGGCAGGCGGCAAGCAGTATGACTTTATATTTACTTCTCCGCCTTATTATGACCTTGAAATTTACAGCGAAAATGAAAAGGATGGCAGCGCGTTTAAGGATTACGAAAGTTTTATGGCATGGTATAAAGATATTTTCGCGCAGGCTATTAAGCGCTTAAGCGATAACGCCTTTATTATGGTTAAGGTGGGCGAGATCCGCGACAAGAAAACCGGGGCTTACAGGAATTTCGTGGGGGATAATATCCGCTGCTTCATGGATCTGGGCTTGCATTACTATAATGAAGCTGTGCTTGTTACTCCGGTCGGCAGCTTACCAGTGCGAGCAGGCAGGCAGTTTGTTTCAGGCCGCAAGCTGGGCAAAGCGCATCAGAATATCCTTGTATTTTACAAGGGCGACTTGAAAAAGATCAAAGACCTGCAGTTTACGGAGGTTGAACTGGACGAAGATGGCAGTGTAACGCTGGAAAGCGAGGCTGAAGCGGCAGAGCCAGATACTGCAGAGGCCGACCGACCGGAGTTAACACTGGCAAAGGCTGCGGATAACGCTTTACCGGGCGAGGCCGCGGATCTTTACAATGCAACGGGGAGCGTTCCTTTTAGAAAAAAGTTTAAAGCCTGCCCGGAACTCGGCAGTTATTTAAAGCTGGTTTATGAGGCAGGCGATCAAGAATTGGAGCTGGTGCCCGGTGAGCCGGATCCGGTGCCGCTGCAAGATAACGGAACCTGCTGGGTGTCGTTTACTGGCGGAAAGGACAGCGTGGCTGCAGCAATCAAGGCGCAGGAACAGGGCTATAAAGTGATCCCTTATTACTTGGACGGGATTAATCGTGGCGTCCGTGATGAACTGTATTATGCGCAGCAGATCTGCGACCGCATGGGCTGGCCTCTTGTAGTTGACAAGGTTAAGATCAGCGGCAAAAAAAGCGGCGTTATCGAGCTGCCGACAAAAAATCAAGTTATCGTGCTGGCTATGCTTGGACGTATGGCAGAGCAGGGCGGCGCAGTTTGGACGGCTGGTTATCACGCTGATACAAAGCAGGAAGAACGTGGCTGGGGCTTTGATTTTAGCGATGGAGATCAGGCGGTTAACAGGTTTAATGAATACCTTGCAAGGCGGACGCCGGGCGTTATACCTCTGCAGCTGCTGCAGGACACGCTTGAGGCGTGGGCGCTGGTCGCTGACTACGGGCTGATTAATTACATTAAAGGCTGCGCCTGTCAGCCGCGCTTTAAGAAAATGCGCCACGATCATAACGTTAAAAAATTCGGCAAGCTGCTGCACGGGCGCTGCGGCAGTTGTATAAAATGCGCATGGGAACAAGTGGCTCTTGAACGGCTGGAAATAATACCGGAGAACCCGGCGCTACGAAAGCACGGGCGCAAGTTTTTAAAGCAGTTTGAAGATATATGGCAGGTCGGCAGTGTCGGCGCTTGGGGAATGGAGGACTATTTGGTGCCGCCGAAAAGGGCGCGCGAGTTACAGCGCAGCAAGTGGCCGGAACAGCCGATGCCTGACCCCTCGGAAGGTGGGTGCTTATAGCAGATGAAACCAGAGGCGAAAACGATCAAGCTGGCCGATCGTAAAATGATCCGGGCGATAGAAATTGATGTTTACATGGACAAGGCTGGCTATGAAAAAGCTGTTTGCTTTAGCTGTGGCAATGCAAGCAGCGAGCTGCGCTGGCAGGGCGTGGACGTGCTTGACATTTCACAAAGCGGCGACCTTGAGGCGCGGCGCTGGTTTACACAGGCCGAGATCCGGGCTACGTGGCCGCACGCTTTTGACGCGACAAGCGGACATTTACCTGCAGAGCTAATGTATAGGATCGGCCTGCGGCTGGCAAAGCTGCACGGGCTGCAAGAGGGCGAAATTTATACGATCGATTGCGGCAGCGGCGAAACACTGGTCGCGCTTAAAATGGCAAGGCCGGGCTGCAGGTTTATTGCTTGGTTCGATAACAGCAAGCCGGGCACGGAGTTTCACAGCGAAGCGCCTTTAATTCCGCTGGTGCTCGCGCTATCGGATCAAGTTTGGATCGATGCTGCAATGGTTACGGAGGTTATCAATGACTGAAACTGTTTGCTGGCAGTATTTAAAGCGACAAGAGTATGCGAACGACCCGGTGCCGCCGGCGCTGCCGCTTTTTAAGCCGGGCCGGGCACAGGTTAAGCCGATCAGCAAGGATCAAGCGCGCGCGGTGATCTTGAAATATGAGTGGCTGGGATCAATGGCGCAAACAGCTTATCACTACGGCATTTTCTACGGTGATCATCTGGCAGGCGTTACCTGCTTCAACGTGGGCGGTGCAGGGCTGGCCGGGATCAATTCGCATAAAGAGTTTAAGCTTCAACGTGGTGAGCTGGCCTGTCTGGCGCGCGGTGCTTGCGTTCACTGGGCGCCGAAAGGCACGAACAGCAGGCTTGTCGCGCAGAGCTGCAAGCAGTTTAAAAAGGACGTGCCTGCAGCGCGGCTGGTTATAGCATACGCGGATCCGGCTGCTGGTGAAATGGGCACTATTTATCAGGCTTGTAATTGGACACATACAGGTAAAACGTGGAAAGGGCGGCGGTGGATCGGGCCGGACGGGCAGGATCGTGATTGGAAATATCCTTATGATCTTAAGCGGCAGCACGGCGGCACACGTAAACAGTGGGCCGAGTGGCTCCGGGAGCAGGGCTGGACGGTTAAAGTGCTGCAGGCGAAATTAAAATATGTTTGGGTGCTGGATAAAAGGGACAAAGATCTGATATACTTAATACAGGGCAAAGCGCAAAGTTATCCGAAACGTTCACTTTAAGGCGGCAAATGTGCAATTTGGGAGCGCTGTGTCCATTATAAGGAACAAAAGGCGGTGGTTATTTATGGCGCAAGAGCAGTGCCCGGAGTGCGGATCGGTTAACTATGTTCCGGTCGGCGGTTGTCATACGTGTTATGACTGTGGATATAGCAAGTGCGGATAATTTAGGAGGGTGAAAAACTATGCCGAAAAAACATGATTGGGATAAACTAAAAAGCGAATATGTCGAAGGCTACACGGATCCGGCAGGTGCAACGGTATTTCCTACGCTGCACGATTTAGGCAAGCGGCACGGGATCAGTGAAAGCACGATCCGGAAGCGCAGCGCGCAGGATGACTGGGCCACGGAACGGGACATATATAGGCAGCGAATAGAACAGAAGCGCCGCGAAAATAAAGCTGACGATCTGGCGGCAAAGGCAAGCGAGTTTGATCAGCGTATTTTTCAGGGTGCGGAAATTGCGTTGAAGCATATTACAGCGCACTTTGCAAAGGCGAACGAGCGTGCAAGTGCAAGCCGGGGCGCTGACGTTATGACGCTTCATCAGTTGGAACAGCTGGCGCGTGCTTTGGAACGTTACCAAAAAATCGGGCGGCTGGCACTGGGCGAAGCGACCGATATACCGGGAGGCGATGCTAATGCCGAACAGCAAAAACTCATCAGGGAGCTTATTAATGACCCGGAAGTTGCAGAGCGAATTAAAGGGCGCTTCCGATCAGCAGTTGATGACAGAACTGGCGAAGAATGATTATAGTTTTTACTGCGAGTATGTGCATCGCGGCGAATACCGTCCGGCGCGACACTTGGATCTTATAGCTGCAAAGTTGACGGATCTGGCGCTGGGTGAGTTTAACAAGGTTATGTTTTTGCTGCCGCCGCGGCATGGTAAATCAATGACTGTAACGGAAAGCTTCCCTTCCTATTTTATAGGCAAGGATCCTTCGCGCAGGGTGATCGCAGTTAGTTACAGCGGTTTCCTTGCGCAGCGTTACGGCAGGTTAAACAGGCAAAAAGTGGAGGACTTCGGCGCTGAACTGTTTGGGATCAAGGTGTCAAAAGAGCAGCACGCCTCTGTGAACTGGGGCCTGCGCGCGCCTGCGCGCGGTGGGATGATCAGCGCCGGGGTCGGATCCGGCGTTACTGGTGAAGGCGCGGATCTGCTAATAATTGACGACCCGATTAAAAACCGGGCGGAAGCTGATAGCGTGGCTTACCGGGAGCGGATCTGGAACGAATGGCAAAGCACTTTAATCCCACGGCTGCAGCCGGGCGGCGCTGTGATCCTAATTCAGACACGGTGGCATGAGGACGATCTGGCTGGGCGCTTACTGGCAACGGAGCCGGACGAATGGCAGGTTTTTAACTTACCTGCACAGTGCGATGAACCGGATAACGACCTGCTGGGCAGGCAGCAAGGTGAATATTTGTGGCCTGCTTATGGTTTTGATCAGGAGTGGGGCGCAAAGCGACAAAAGGAAGTTGGAACAAGGGCATGGAACGCTTTATACCAGCAACGGCCTGCTCCGAGCACGGGTGCAATTTTGAAGCGACACTGGTTTAACTTCTGGTGCTACAAAGGGCAGGCGGATCAGCTTAAGGCAGTAACGCTTCCCGTTCCAGAAAGCTTGGGTGGCGGTTATGTGCAAAAGGCGCCAGAAGAATTGCCTGAAGATTTAGAAAGCATAACGCAAAGCTGGGATATGGCATTTAAAGACAGCAAACATTCCAGTTATGTCGTTGGACAGGTCTGGGGCGCGCACGGGGCGCGGCGTTACGTGCTGGATCAGATCCGCAAGCAGCTTGACTTCCCTGCTACGATCAGGGCTTTTGAGCAGCTTTGCGGCAAGTGGCCTGAAAGTCAGCAAAAGTGGATTGAAGATAAGGCGAACGGGCCTGCTGTTATCAGCACGCTGCAAGGCAAAATCGGAGGCATTATACCTGTCAGGCCGGAAGGCAGCAAGGAGGCACGTGGGCACGCGATCAGTGCGGAGGTCGAGGCTGGCAATGTTTATCTTCCTCATCCGCAGCTGGCGCCTTGGGTGTGGGATCTGATAGAAGAATGTGCGGTGGCGCCTTATGGTGCGACCGATGATATGTTTGACGCGTTAACGCAGGCGATTTCAAAGCTTGCAAAACGCAAGGCTGGCGGCAATGCGCCACGCGTGGCGAGTTTAGACACTGGCAGGCGTGGGCGGCGCCGTTAACTTAATTAAAAGGAGGCGATTAGATTGGCTTTTAAAGATCCGGAAAAGAAAAAGGCTTATGACCGGGAATATCAGCGCGCGCGGAAGCAGGAAAAGCAGGAAAAGGCTGCAAGCAAGGCGCCGTTCTGCTATGTTACCAGCAAGGGCAAGGCGGTTCGCTCTGATGTTATGGACAATTATGCGATTAAAGGTGATGAAGGTTCGCGGCAGATGCCGCTGGATAAGTTTGCTTCGCTTTATGCAACGGATCGCGTGATACAGCCGCTTTATAATCCCGAAGCGCTGGCAGCCGTGCTGGAAATGAACGCTTGTCATGCTCGCTGCTGCAGCGTAAAAGCGCGCGATACCGCTGGGCTTGGTTACAGCTTGGAACCTACTGTGGAAAACCCGGCAGAAGGGCAAAAGGAAACCCTGCGCGAGTTTTTAGAGGCGCAGGAAGGCTTGACGACAATGTTTTATCGGCAGCAGTATGATGTCGAGGCTATAGGCTACGGGGCGATCGAGGTGGTTCGCGAACAGCACAGGGCTGACGGCGTTCCGGTTAAGATGGTGCAGGTGCCTGCGCATACGCTGCGAATGCACAGCAGCGGAAATAAAGTGGTGCAGCGGCGCGGCAATAAGAAAACGTGGTTTAAGGTGTTCGGCAAGGAGCTTGACGTGGATCATTATACCGGGCACGAACACGACTTCGGAAGCCTGCAGCCTGAACGCAGGGCCACGGAGATTATTTGGAATAACCTTTATTCGCAGCGATCGGACTATTATGGGATCCCTGATATAGTGCCGGCGCTCGGCGCGGTGCACGGCGACATTTCACGGCGCGACTTTAACCTTAATTTCTTTGATAATTTCGGCGTGCCTGCTTATGCTGTATTCATTACAGGCGACTACGATCCGGGGCCTGTGAACCCGGACACGGGGCGCACGGAATTGGAGGAACAGATCGAAGAACACTTTTCAGCACTGGCGGACAAGCCTCACAGCACGATGGTTCTAACAGTTCCCACTCGTGAAGGCGGCGCTGGCGATGTGCAGATCAAGTTTCAGCCGCTATCGGTGGACGTTAAAGACGCAAGTTTTAGGCTTTACCGCAAGGACAATCGCGATGAAGTCATCGTGGCGCACGGCGTTCCGCCTTACAGGATCGGCGTGGCAGAGGAAGGATCGCTGGGTGGAAATACTGCAAAGGAAAGCACGGAAATTTATAAAGACAGTGTAATTAAGCCGCGGCAGGAAGTGCTTGAGGAAGTTATTAATAAGCACGTTGTCCGCGATGGGCTGCAGATCACGGACTGGCGCTTTAGCTTTGCGGAAATTGATACGCAGGATGAAGCGCACGATCTGGAAATGGTAAAAGCTTTATTTGATATGGGCGCCATGCGGATCCGCGATGTTATACAGCGTTACGGGGAAAAATACGGGATCGAAGATGATCCGGATGATCCTCTGCTGGACGCGCGTTTCGTGCAAGGGCAGCCGTTAACGCCTGAAACGCTGGAAGGGCAAGAGCAGGCTGCAGGCGTTATGCGCAGCTTGAAAAATGAGCTTTTAAAGGAGGCTGTTGACAATGGGCGAAGCAGCTACGGCCTTGAAGGCGGCGATGTTTTTGCAGATCAAGGAAAGCCGCGCAAGGCTTAAGCGCCGGAAAATTGCATGGACGGCAACGGCGGAGCGCAAGTTAACGCGGCAGCTCGTGGGCTTGTTTGACGGCGCGTTTAATGAAACGCTGGGGCGGCTGCAGCAGGCAGGCCGTGTTCCTTCCGGCGCTGCTGCACAGCGGCAGATAATACAGGCGATCGAAGCAAAGCACGGGGCGTTTACGCAGACGATACAGGACGCTGCGGTGGAAGCTGCAGAGCATGGGCGCAAAGAGGTTTTCGGTTACGCTGACACAGTGCCGCACGCTCCGCGCTTTGATCATACCAGCTTCAGCGAGCCGATCCGGGATCGGATCCGGGATCATGCGTTCACGGCAAGCGATAGAACGATGGATCGCGTGCGCGGCGATGTAATGGGAAACCTGCAGCAGAGTTATGCTGACGGGCTGGGCATAGACGAAGCTTCGGAACGCCTGCGCGGCAGCTTTGATAATATGAAGGATTACGAGCTTAAGCGCGTGGCACGGACTGAAATAAACAGCTTTCAGAACGAGGGTGCTCACGAAACCTGCAAGGAATTAAGCGATTATGAGCAATGGTGGGGCGCTGATGATCTGCGCAGCCGTGGCACAGAGCCGGAGGATATGTCGGATCATACCGGGGCCGGGCTGCACGGGGAGATCGTGCGCACTGGCGATCAGTTTAGCAACGGGCTTTATTATCCGGGCGATCGCAGTGGCGGCGAGGCTACGATACATGAGTGGATAAATTGCAGGTGCCGCGTTGTGCCGTTCTTTATGCCGCCGGGCTACAAAGCGCCGGACAAAACACAGTTTCGCGAGGGCGATCTGGTAAAAGATGAGCCGGAACAGGAACCCGGCGAAAAAGAACTGCAGGATTTTTGCCGCGAAAACGAGGTGGATCCTGAAGTATTTAGGGATAACTTGGGTGCGAATGAAGCGCGCAGTTTAATGCTCGCGATGGATGATCATGCTATCGCAAACAAGGGCACGCTGAACGCTTTAAGGTCTGGCATGGGCGGCAAGTTGTCGAATTTTAAAGGTGTTAAGCGCGGCATGGGAACCGAATGGACAGAAATGACCCGAGGCAGTTACAGCGCGGCCTTCCCCGAAAAGCAGCTGGCAGATATCGCGCGTGAAGTAACAGCAGAATGGGCAGGCGCCTCCAATTCACGCGGCGCGCTGGCAATGCAAAAAGCTTTACAGCAAACAGGCTTGAGCAAGGGAAAATATACTAATAAAGTTTATGCAAAAGTTATGGGCAAGCGGCCTCGCGACATTGATGCAATGGCAGATCAATATTTAGCTTGGAACCACGGCATAACAGCCGGGAAGGAAAAAATTATGCGCGAAGTGGTGCTGCGCGACTACGTGCGAACGCAGAAGCTGCTCAAAGCAATGGGAGTGCCGAAAAAGGTTGACGTGGTTCGCGGCATACGTGGCAGCGGAGTGCCTGATACTGGCAGCTGGACTTATTACCCACGGGCGGCGGAAAGTTTTAGCACTCAAACGCAGACCGCGAAAAGCTTTGGGGAAGTGCTGCTTAAGACAAAGGTTGATCGGCGCCGGATCTTCGCGCACGATGCAACGAACACGACTTTCTGGGAAGATGAAGCGGTCTTTTTATGGCATAAAAATTATGTGCGGCCAAAAATAGATCCGAGCTTAAGCAGTGCAGATCAGAAAACGGCAGTATTTAAGAAACGCGAGCCGCGAATGCTATCAGATCTTTCATGGGATATATACGTGGCGGCACGGCACGCGCGGCGGATCGAGCTGGGCCGCGATCTTACCGAAGAACAGATCGAGGCCGTGGCGCAAGAAGTAGGCGAACGGCTGGATCAGGTTGAAGTTAAAGATCATCTGGCGCTGCTGGAGGAATATAGTGGCGTGGTTACTGAATAAGCTGGCGGCGCTGCAGCAGCAATGCCTCTGTCGCAAAGCAGGGCGGCGCGTGCTGGCTTTTAGGAGGTGATGCAATGTAATTGCCTTAAGCTGTTCTTAAAAGGCGCTTGACAGGGATGATTTGCTGATGTAAACTATAGGAAATGACCCTGTGCTACACTGCCGGGATCCTTCCCGGCGAAAAGGAGGTGCAAGAATGCCGAAATTATCCGAGCATAGTTACGAAGAAAAGCTGCGCAAGCTTGATCGTGAACTGGTGAAGCAGCTTAATGGCTTTTTCAGTGAAGGTAGTCCGCAGCCAGACAGGCCGATGGGCGATATACCTGTGGGGCCGGACTTTGGGCTTATGGCAACGTATGGCAGCAGCATCATTGTTAAGGATTATGACGCTGGTAAGCTTTATGAAATGCAATACAGCGAAAACGGCGATGAAATAACCTTTGGGCAGCCGCAAGAAGTGAGCGCGGTTTACGTTAAAAAGCAGCTGGCAGAACAGAACCCTAATGCAAGTTTTAAAGATGTGCAAGAGTTGATTGACACGTGGCAAGACTGGGCCGGCGGCTTTACTGAATGTGTCGCAGCACTGGCAGATAAACCGGGGATTGATAATCCCGAAGCTTTATGCGCTTGGTTACACTATCAAGCCGAAGGCAAGTGGCCTGCTGAAAATGCTGCAAAAAGTCAGGCGGAGCTTACCGGGCCGATCGTTATGAAAAACGAGGCAAAGCGGATCGCTTATGCTGCGGTCTTGGTGCCCGGTGAACCGGACGCCGATGGTGAAGTTTTAACAGAAGAACGAGTGGAAAAAGCTGCTCATGAGTGGATGGAATATTATAGGAACGTGGACTTGCAGCACACTTTAAACAATGTCGGCCTCCCGGTGGAAAGTTACCTGCTGCCAATGGATATGAGCGTGAAAAGCCTTGAAGGGCAGGAAATGAGTTTGCCGAAAGGCGCGTGGATATTGGGCAGCAAGGCTGATGAACCTACTTGGGAGCAGGTGCAGGCTGGCAAGCTTACCGGATATTCTGTGATGGGCATAAAACGCAGCACGGCAGGAAAATCGCAGGACGCTGCAGCTTACAAGCGAACATTGCTTGAAGATTTAGGCGATGACTGGATCGCGGCTTTTGTCAGTTTTGTTGACGAGCCTGCTGTGCCGAAAGCAAAGTTTTTCGCACTTAAAAGCAAGCAAGCCGATCAGGATCAGGATCAAGGCGAGCAAGCGAAAGGGCTTTGGTCGCGATTTGTTGATACGGTTACTGGCAAGGGCAGCAATGACGCTGAAAAAGCTGGGCGGCGTTTTAGTGATAGCGTATATGGGCAGTTAAAGCAAGCCGCCGAAGCTTTGCAGGCTTTAGTCATAGAGGCCGAGGAAGAAAGGAAAACAGTGGAACCGCACGAAAATATCAATATGAAAGGAGGCGGATCGGACATGGATGAAAACAAGGTGCAAGAAATGATTGACGCTGCACTTAAGGCGCAGGAAGAAACAATGCAGACGGCAGTTTCCGCGGCCATTAAAGGGCTTGAGGATAAACTGGCAGGCAATGATCAGAACGATGACGGCAGCAATGATCAGGGCGATCAGGGCAGCAATGATCAGGCTGGCAAAGGCAACGATCAGGGCGATCAGTCTGCTGGCAATGATCAGGACAGCAATGATCAGGGCAGCGAAATGGAAGCCTTCAAGGCGCAGGTTATGGATAAGCTTGAACAGTTTGCTGCTAAAATACCGGGCGAGGAAAGCCGATCTATTAAAGGGCAGGACGGCGGCGAACCCGGTGAGGATGACAAGCAGCAAAAGGATCCTGACCGCGACTTTTATGGCAGGAAACGCAAGCAGCAATAATGATGCGCGCGACTGCGCGCGTTACACACTTTATTGAAAGGAGGGTGATAAACTATGATGAGCAATGCTGAATTACTGCAAAGGCTGGAGCAATCGTTTAAGGCAATCAGCGTGGGCGATCTTGACGAAGGTGTTTTAGCGCCTTATAAGTTTGATCAATTTGTGCAGGCAATACAGAAGCGCACGGTGGTCATGGATGAGGCGCGGTTTATACCGATGGAGGCGCATCAGGTTGACATCGATCGCGTGGGCTTTGTCGGCAGGATCCTTAAGGCTGGCCTTGAAAGCGATAAGGAAACAAGCAAGGATCTCGATACAGGTGATCACGTTAAGCCGCAATTCTATAACAATCAATTAATCGCAAAAGAATTGCAGGCCATTACAGGCATCAAGGATCAGGCGCTGCGCCGGAACATTGAACGCGGTGGCTTTGAAGATACCTTGATTGATCTGTTTGGCGAGGCAGCCGGGCGCGACTTGGAAGAATGGTTCATTCGGGCCGATACGGATATTGACTATGGCACGGACGCCGTGCTTTCCTTGATTGATGGCTGGGCAAAGCTGGCTGAAAATCATCAATACGGTGAAGGCGGCAGCAAGGATTTCGATCCTGCAGCTGACAATCATCCGGAGCCGATGTTCGAGGCTATGCTGGCAGCAATCCCGAAGCAGTATTTGCAGAACCGTTCAGAATGGCGCTTTTACGTGGACTGGGAAGTTGAAAACGCCTACCGGAACGTTCTTAGGGCGCGTGAAACTTCGCTGGGCGACACTGCGCAGACCGCTGACGGGGATTTAATGTTTAAAGGGATCCCTGTGAAATACGTGCCGATGTTAGAAAGGGATAACGCAAGTCAGGGCGATATTGCCATGCTGCAGCATCCCGATAACATGGTCTGGGGCTTGTTCCATGAGATCACTATCGAGCGTGATAGGATCCCTAAAAGCCGGAAAACGGACTTTGTGCTTACCATTGAAGGCGATGCACACTACGAAGATGAAAATGCTGCAGTTGTGGCGCATATTGAGCAAGAAGAAGGCAGTTAGGCTTTTAGTAATCATTAAAGGAGGTAACAGGGCGGCAGTTAATAGCTGCCGCCTTTTTACAAAAAATGGCGAAAACAAAAATGGGAGTTTATATCAGCAGGGATCCTGCTGGTGCAGGAATACAGGCAAAAAATTATAATATAGTTACCAGCTTCAGCGCAGCGGAGAAGATCGCGTGCATTGAGGCAGCAGTGGCGGATCAGGCAGACTGGGAAATGTTTGATCACGCCTTTGATTTTTTAGGGCGGCGCTTTGATACTGTGGTTCCTATGGAAGAATATAACGTGCTGGCGGAAGATCTGGTTACGGACGATCTGGCAGCAGCAAAGGTGGAAAAAATAAGGGCGCTGTGCGGCGATCTGCGCGTGCCTGTATTTGATCCGCGGCTGGTTTTCATAAAGGTTAACCAAAAAACGCGCAAGCTGTGGCAGTTGTATGAGCAGTATTCGCAAAACTATGATCAGCGGCTGGCTTTTTTGATGGCAGTTTGGGAAGTTAAGCCTTACCTGCAGCCGCTTCCGGCAGGTGTTTGGATATGAGCATAA